GCCTACCAGAGTTTCACTGTTGAGTAATACATAGCGCATCTCATCGTAGTCATGGGTATGCTTAACTTCACCCATGTCATTAGACCAAGACATGACATGAATCTTGGTCAACTCATCTAATAGACCATCTGTTTCAATGTCGAATACTGTTGTCATATTTTACATTACCTCCGTAAGTGTGAAGGTTTCAGTGTTAAACCGCATCATCCCTGCATTACCTTCTTCTGAACAGGGTCGATTCTTCTCAATAGACAGGTACGTTGTGTTGCGCTCCTGTATATCGTCAGCTTCTTTGTCACGCTTAAGATCAATGATAACTGAGGCACGTTGTCCGATCATACGACAGTATTTCATCTGACCATCATCGTTAGTGTGGGCGATAGTTACGATACCCACGTTCAACTCAGCAGACAGCTTCGATAGTCGCACCGATAGATCAGCCAGCATTTGCTCTTTGCTCTCGTCAGATGAACCCACAAGCACATCTTGGATAGGCTCAAAGAATACAAACTTAACACCACAGGCTACAGCGAAGTAACGTATCTGGTCGATCAGATCGTCAGCACCTTGACCATCACTAAGGTAAAACTGATAGAAGTTCTCGTCCTTCGTCAGTTTACCGATAGCATCAATCACCTGATCCTCTGCGCCCTTCTCGTCAATCAAATCCCTGCGTGTCAGATTGTCATTACATTCGTATGACACGAGACCTAACAGTGATCGTAGCTTGGTTTCCTCCAAGTGCCATGCAGCAATAGGAACCTCACGTTGTAACATATTGTACTCAAGGAACCGCATGATCTCCGTCTTGCCGATACCCGTGGGTGCTTTGATTACCGTGAAGTGACCCTGCATGAGACCCATGATCTTATCGTCTAACGCTTGGATACCTGTTGGTACATACTGGAACTCAGGTGTATCCTTGTACAACGACAAGAAGTCCTGTGTGCTGTTCATCACATTCTCAGGTGTGAACTTACGGGCGTTCCACCATGCACTCTTGAAGTCAGCGGCCTTACCTGCCTGTAGGAACTCATTGGCATCTTTGTAGGGTCGATGGTCAACGCGGTAGACCTTGTTAGGGAACAGCTTTGCTACACGGTCAGCAAGAGAATTACCAGCGTCATCATTGTCAACCGACAGGATGATCTTCTCGAAACTATTAAGCCAATCCGCACAGTTCTCCCAGAGCTTCTTGGAGGGCGTAGCAGAGGGTAAAGACACAACTGGGTTGGTGTACCCGCTCTTGAGTATTTGTGCCACTGAGAGAGCATCTAGTTCACCCTCAGTGATAGTTACCATCTTGGAGCTACCTGCGGTAAAGAAGTTCATGCCGAAGAGTTCATCACCCTTGAAACCTGCTTTAGCGTAGAACCCCTTCTCGTCTAGCTTACGAACCTTAATTCCCCCGCTGGGGTACACATACTCCTGACGATCTTCGTAGGTTAGGACACCGAAGTCCTCCATCGTCTTGCTGTTGATGCCACGCATGTTAGCGTATTTTCCATCGGACGTATCTTCTGGTGTAAACGACACAACAGCTTTTGGTGTAAACGACAAATTATCCCCTCCTTTTGTTGGGTACTTTTCTTTAGCCCACCCGAATGTTTTTCCACTGGACGGGTAGCCTTGGTTGCAAGCGTGGCACTTGCCGAAACCCTCAGTGTTATAACTGAAGGCATCGGAGGAGCCACACGTTTCATATGGACAGGGTTGGTGTGCATGTTCAGCCATGTGGCTCTCTCCTTTGTTTTACTTAGAACCTATCAGATACTTGTACCCTACTTCTTTGTACAGGTGGTTCATCTTTACACGACCTTGGCCCTTTTCTATCTCCGCATCCCTCTGACCAAAGAAAACGTCAGCCTCATTGTCAAGAAGCCAGCGCATAGTCATCTGACGGTCAAGCTCGTAAGAATGAAAAGTAGTGTTAAGCAGTGCTTCCATGTCATCACGTTGGTGCTTCCAAACTTGCGCTCTGACCACGTTAGCATCTGACGCACGAATGTTCCTTGCACCCTGACGGATAAGTAAGTTAACTCCCATTGGCTTACGGCCATTGAGTTCAAATAAGTCGAGTGTCTGTTGGTAATAGCTCATTGTCGGGTCTCCTAGCTTAAGTTTTGTTTGTTTGTGCCTTCGAGTGGCAACTGTTCACATAGCTCTATAAAGATGTCGGACATCTCATGTAGTGCTGGTATTTTGATATTTACGACATCATCATGTATAGCTGAGTATAGGTACATCATAACGTCACGCCTATCAAACTTACTGATTAACTGTTCCATAGCGACAACAAGGTTAGTTGCTGATACATCTACAGTGCAATGCTCGGTACTTTTGACATGAGCATTTAAGTCAAATACATTCGGATTATTCTCCATCTCCCTTCGTTTCTCTTCTGAACGATCCCAAGCCTCTTTAGCGGCCTCTACAGGGGTCTTTCGTTTCTCTTTAACGTCTTCAAGTATGTCACCGTAGTCAGGGTTCTCTTGTACTTCTTTGTACCCTGCCTTAGCTTGCTGCACCTCTTTAACCTTCATAGGTTTATCTGACGACATAATATCTTCGACAAGTTCGTCAGGTACAGATGGTGCTGCTAGTTCGTATAGAACTGTAATAGGCATCTGGTCAGCAATATATTGCGTACCAAACCTACTCCCAACCTGCATAATATTAAGTCGGAGCCTTGGTTTAAGATCAGGAAACTCCTGCATACACCAATCGTGGAAGGCGTTATCACTGAGGTGCATGTCACGGCCCTCTTGTAGAGCTTGACCTGCCTTTATGATACTCTGGACAGCACCAGACAAATGCTCACGCACATCACTAGCGACATCATTAAGACTACGAACCTTTGCTTGTGTAGTAAGCTGGTTGTAGTATTCATCATCGTCCATACTTACGTCCCTTTCTTATGTTATAACTAATAGTAGAAGTAACTAAAGTTATAACTTATGTAAACCCTACACTTACTCATAGGGATATTTATCTAGTTTTGTAACATCACGAATTGTTACAGAACTGACTTCCGTAGCTTTTGCATAGCTGAGTTCTCATACCTTGAGACCCACATCTTGTTCTTACCCATAGCATTAGCTACATCCTCTTGTGTCATATCACCGAAATACCTCAGCTTAACAACCTCCAATTCTTCTGTCGTTAATTTTTCACGGGCGGTCTTTATGACGTGCTTGGCGAAGTCTCTGGTCTCATATCTTTCGACATGATCCTTACCTGATCCACCGTACTCCTCATTGTACTGACCTGATGTAGACGACAAAACAACCTTAAGCCACTTGTGACCAGCCTCAGACATCTCACCGATTTCATCATCGTCTATGTCCCGTGTGAGCCTTCGGGTGATATTGTGCGCTGGTACTGTAACAGGTAACACATCAATGTTAAGGTAATCGTGCATACGCCTCTTAGCTTCCCTGTAGAGGTGCGCTGGATGTACTTCCTCATCTTCAGCCAATATCTCGTAGCACTTTAGTACACCCTCTTGTACCATGTCATCACGGTGTGAGGGAGAGTTAAACCTGTTGGCTAACTTCTCACACATACCTACGATCTCAGGCCCAGTTAAGCTCATACTCTACCTCCAAGTTCTCCAACTCTCTCTGTCGCTTTCGGATCAGATACACAGCTTCCTCGACTGTGACATCCTCAGACTTATCCAAAGCCCTAATGATTTTCTTTAGCTCATCTTTAGTCATAGCTTATCCTTTCCCTCAAGTTGATTGATACGCATTTGTGCATAACGAATGACCTTCTCAAGGTCTGTGATCTCGCACTGAGCCTTACTCATTCCCTCGTATGGCTTGTATCCTGCACGACTGGCATACTTAATGATATTCCCACGCCAGAACTCAAAGCCATTCTGCATGATGTATGTGATAGGTTCGATCTTCCACCGTGCATAATGCTTAGGTTCATTCACGATGTCTGCTGTATGTTCTGACATTACCGTCTCCTTAAAGTTCTCTTGTTCTGCTATCAACTTTCGCCACTCACTGTTTATCATTACTCTTCCTCCAAACAGAAGCCACACCATGTGTCCTTGCTTGCATTACCACAGCTGACACACTTGCGCCACTTATTCTTTTCGTCACGTTCTTGAGAAGCCTTACGTTCCTCTGGTGTCATTGGTCTAATATATCT